ATGGTTGGATCTCCATCATTCTGCACTAATTCATCAATCTCAGTAAATACGTTATTGACCTGAGGAAATGATGTCTGTGATTTTGATGCTCCGTTACTGTTAAGTGGAACAACATCAGATAGACTGGTGCTGTTATAGTCTACAGGAACACCAGTTGCACCAGTAACATAGGTAGCAGGGACTGTACCAGTATCATTATAATTACCTGCACCTTGCTGACTACATGTACCAAATCCAAGACCGAAACTAATGAAGTTTGGTGGTGCAGCAAAGTCAACGTCTTCTAAACTAAAACTAGTTGACTGTGTTAACAAACATTGATATCTTAGTGTGTTTAGACCACCAGAACCAGATAAGTCATAGCAGTAGTTTGAATACACAACCTCAAATCCAATATTAGTATCAATTGGGTTAGATCTTGACGTTTGTCCAGATGCAATCGCCCAACATGGTGGTTGGTTTGTACCAGCACCTTCAGTGCTACCACCATTAGGATATTGTGTATTATCTAACCAATCATCAATAGGAATGGTTGTTGCTGCAAATCTATAACCAACACCTTGTGATCTTGCCTCAGTGTCTTCGTTGGTAGTTTTAATTCTCAATCTGTTTGTGGTTGAGAAGTGCATGTGTGAATGCAATGCTAAACTGTCTACTGCCTCACTGTCAGTAAATCCACTATTATTTGCACCTTTTGACCATGCTGGTTTACCTTTTAGTGCAATCTCTTGTGATGGTACATTGAATGTTCCAGCATAAGAAACAGGGATGGTTGTAGTATTTCCTACTGTTGTACCTGCAGTTGGTGTAGAAATGATGCCCATACCAGATCTACGGCGCTCAGTCTCACTCTGATCTTCAGTTACAATATTAATATATGTACCAGCAGAAGCACCTGTGGTTGGTTTAGGATATTTGGAACCTAAATCAGGAACAATAAACTCATCTTCGTCTACATCGTCAATAATATTATTACTAATGTCACGCCTAATAAACTTAGATGCACTCCCAACGCCAAGTATTTCAGCGAGTTGGGGATAGTCCTCTGCTTTGTAGATGGATCCATCACACTTCAGATATCCAGCGGGTAAAAGATTGACATTTGCTTCATTATTAGGATCATCACTAAGCAATTCTACTGGCCATACAATAATACTACCAGTTCCAGATCCATATTTTGATCTTTCTTTTGAGTAATGTGCTGCCATTAGAATGCTTTAATTAAGAACGTCGTAACTAGCGCAGGCATTGATACCTCAGCAATAATATTTAGGGCGTCATCTATGTTTTCAGGCGCTACGGTGCCTAAACTAATATTATTTACAGCAAATACTGTAGGTGCCGCCAATGATCCTCTAGATTGGATCATCTCAAAACTACCATGGTTATGACCCAAGAAAGAAGAACTATTTGGATCTAACTGAGAGGTAATGTTGTTTGTCGTAGTTGGATACGTTCCGTGCTTAAAGCTAAGTGTTTGACCTGTTAATGCTGTAGAGTTAACTGTTGGTTGAGATAGGTCAAGAGTATAAACATAGTTTGCACTATTACTACCTTCTCTAGAAATAGCAACAATTTGTGTGCCAGGTGCGACAACACCATCTAAGTATACCCACATGAATGGTACAATATTGTCTAGTGCAAATTCACCTGATGGAGCACTATTAAGATCAGTTCCTGCAGGTAAATCAATAGAACTAGTAGTTGGTGAAATGCTTACATTAGTAACAGTATATGGTGGTGCAGTGTCTGGATCATAGTTTGTAGTTGGACCAAAGTAGTTTCTTCTATTAGCAACCTCTAGTGGTTTTGGAAATAGACCAGACCATGCTGGTTGCTGGTGATTTTTATTTGGAACAGGAACATCATATGTTGCAGTATATGCACTACCATTAAACTGATACTGCAAATCATTTGCTTTAACTAGACCAGATGGATGTGACTGTGCAGGTGGCCACGATGCTGCAGGAACTTGAGACCAGTAGGTAGATCCTTCAAAATTATAAAATCTATCTGTTGTTGGTAGTGTGAACTCGTGCTGTTCATCGCCGTAATATGTAATAAGATTTCTACCTTGCTGCCATGATGGTGCAGTAGCAGCATTTGTTAACTGACATTCCGAATAACCATAGTCACTAACACAGTTACCAGAGACACCACCACCAGTAGTAATACCAGATGGTTCAAATGGATGTGGTCCAGCAAATTGTGCTTGTGCTCTACTATATGTGCCAGGATGTGAGTGACCAGGAGTATGGTTAATACCTAACTTTCTGTTGATAGTATAAACTGTTGTGCTAAAGTCTGGTGGTGCAATAGTAATATTAGTAAACTTACCACTCATTACTAGTGATGGATCAACAGTAAAATCAATATCACAGTTAGCATTGATAGTAATTGGAATAGGTGCATTCAAACTAATGCTACCAAAACCACCAACCAATGCATTTCCTGTATATGTGTTAGTTACCAACACATCATATGCATCAGTCTGACCATATTGATATTCTGGTTGATTAAGATAGTCAGGTTCCAGATCGATTGGCATCTGGAGTGTCATATTTGGTACACGAAATTTTCCTTCAAATTCAGGAAACTCTCCCGTAAATGCAGTATCAGCACCATATGTGTCACCAATAATTGATGCCAACAGTGGATATCTCGCTGCATCTTGTAGTCTGCCATCGCAGACAATCCAACCTTGAGGGATGTTAGACAGGGCGAAACCTGTATTACCATCCCCCGACCAAGGCATGATAGTGCCAATCTTGGCATTTTTCATGAACTTGACTATACCGTATCTTACTGCCATTTGTTCCTTAGAGTTCTACGATCCACCAACCGCGTAGGTCTGTTGGAATTTCAGATGCGTCAGGATCACCAACTGCATCAGATGCACCAACATAAACCAGACCGAATGATGCGTTCCTTGTTTGAACGATCATCTCACCGCTGTTCCATGCGATTGCGGATGGAGCAGCAGATCCTGCAGATGCCTTAGTACCAGTGCTATCACCTTGGATAGGAACAGCAGTTGTTCCGATAGGTAGAGCACGAATAATGAGGCTAGCAGCATAAGAAAGATTGCCACTAATATCAATGAACCTGATCATGTCACCTGTTTGTGCGTCAGATGGTAGATAAACAACCATGTTTCCGCTAGATGATGGGTTACATAGATAGTTGCCATTAGACTGAAGTGGGTTACCAACAACTTGTCCAAATCCAGTAGTGGATGCTGCGAGATATGTCCAGCGGCGACCACCATTAGCATTGAAGTATCTTCTAATACCGAATGCATCAACAGATCCATCTTGGTACATGATGAAGTCTTTAGGACCAGCGCCAGTGTTACCAGCACCACCCAAGTTATCAATATGTAGGACTTCAGAAGTGCTATCTGCGTTTTCAATGATCTGTCCCTTAATGTATAGGGAAGCGCCCATTTCAACAGAACCATCATCGTTCTGTACTCTGAATTGAACATCATTGGTGCAAACACCGTTCTCTTGACAAGTCTGCTTGAATACTCTCAACTGACCGAAGATGTCTGCCCTACCGTTGAGGTACATACCACCTTGTCCAGTTACTGGATCAAGGATTGCACCATCGCCAGGGTGACCATCATCGTTGGCAACGTTAAAGATAAGCGTCTTGCTATCTGTGCCATACATTCTAAGGTTACCAGCCTTGATATTGATATCATCGTTGACGGTTAGTTTACCACCACCAAAGTATCTTCTAATATCTCTTTCTGGATCAGTTGCAGTGAGAGAATCTCTGATGCTCTTAGGCATCTTGACACCGAAGGAACTGTCAACGTTACCATCGATACTATCTGGGAAGAAGAACTCATTGCCAATTCTGATGAACTGTTCATAGTCAAGTTTCTGAGAAACTAGATTACCGTTAGCAAGTTTAAGAACAACTCTATCAGGATTGGTGTTAGGCGATGGTGCCTGAGTTCTACCAGATGCAGGTAGTGCCTCTAGTAGAGTTGTAGATCTGCTGTCCTTCTGGATCTTAACAACAGTAGCGCCAACCGTGAAGGATTGTGCTGTTGTTGTTTCTTGAGCACGACCACCACTAGGATAGTCAATAGTAATGCCGAATGGAATACGTGGTTCAGATGTGCCAGTGTCAACAAATGGATCATCTGTAATTCTGATGATCTCTGCCTGAGTTGCACCACCAATAACTGCAATTAGGTCACCTTTTTCAAATCCAGTGATGCTGTTAGCAACCAAGAATTGTGTTTGACCAGCAGATAGTACAGAACCTAGGAGTGTCTGTGGACCAGTTGCTTGTGCAGTTTGTGGGTCTCTAGTGTATACAAATACTTCAGCACTTGTGTCATGAGCAGAAGCACTAGTACCATAGTAACCTTGGAGTGCCCAGACCCAACCCCACTCATTACCAATAACTGTGTTACCTTGGCAGGTATCAATTTCGTAGGTAGTGAAGTCTCTGTTAGTTAGAGTTAGTTTAGCGTTGTCAGAGGTATCCAACAACTCATTAAAGATGTCATTGACAATAGGTGTTGCACCGCAACCACCTGCCATCGTCAGTGAACCATAGATGTTGAGTTCAGAGTTCTGAACTGTCTCATCACCAACAGTGATGTCACCAGTAACACTATCAACAACAAATACATCTTTCTCGCTTGCAGTGTCACAACCACTAGTAACGATCAGTTTCTTGGAAACTTGATCCAACTGGGTCTGAACCTTGACGATTTCACCTTGATTGAAGTCACCGTCGTTGTTGGTATCTTCACGATCAACGATAACGTAATCGTTAGTTGTTAGACCACCACCAAACTGAGATAGGTAGAAGTTATCAACAGGACCAGTAGCATCGACTAGTTGTGTTGTCCATGTAGCATCAAATGCGATGTTACACTTCCAGACGTTAGTTGCATCTAGGTGTGTGTTGAGATAATCTCTTGCAGGATTTAGTTGCTGTAACTTATACTTGGTGAAGGAACCAAGTGGATGACGCTTAACCTTGAGGTAATAAGGAGCAGCAGTAGCACCCTGAAGACCATCTTCAGTAATTCTGACGAGTTCAGGATAACGCTCAGTAGCACCAGATCCATTAGCAGCACTATCGATAAGTAGATAATCACCTGCTTGGAAGTATGGAGTTGGAGCATACTTCATTGGGATGTAGAACTCATCACCAGTGATTGCTGGTAGATCTGCACCTTCAGCACCTGCTCCAGTCTTGCTCTCTTGGAAGTTTGTATCACCCCATACACCTGCACCAGCAGTATCAATTCTATTGAAACCAGCAGCGATTTCAGCAACGGTTGGACTGTTTTGATCAGCAACTGTTAGAACAGAAACGTTAATGATATCAATATTGCTATTGAATGAATTGTTTCCAAGTTCACCGCTAGCATGAGCAAAGTCATCTGTACCTAGTTGTGCTCTTAGACCCTCGAAGGAGTAGGATGCATTACCACCACAGAGCTTCATGTCACCATTGAAGCGTGAGTTAGCATCAACAATGAAGTTGTTTCTAACTGTTGTGCTACCACCCTGACCACCAATTGTGATTAGAGATGCATTTGTAGCGAAGTTAACTGTCTGTGTTTGAGTGGTAAAGAAGTTAAGGACACCTGCTTCAGTTCTTAGTGTAACGACCTGAGTAGGATCAGTGATATCACCACCAATAGTCTTGTTAGCACCGATTAGAACATCACCAGCAACACTGAATTGCTTGGTTCCAATTAGAGTGTAAGAGTTAGAGGAGTTGTTACCATATGCACCACCAATCTGGATCTTGGAGATATTAGATGCAGTGTCTGCAATATCACCAAGGAAGATGTTAGAGTGATCAGAAGCGTTACCAATTCTGATGAATTGATCGCTTGCCTGCTCATCACCAATTTTGATAGTTTGTGTCCAACCACCGATGTGTAGACCGTTGCTATCAACACCACCAAGGAATGTGCTATCGTTGAATAGGTTAACTCTACCAGTTGTCTGGGAAGTTCTAACCTCAGCAACAGTGCCGTCATCACCATTGACTTCGATGTCATGCTCAAAGCGAGCATCATCAGTAAATCTAGATGTACCGTCAACAACCAGTGCTCTGTCGAGTTGAGAGTTATCAACGTTAATACCAACACGACCACCGTTTGTAGTAGCAACACGTAGGACTGCTTCATCATTAGGAGCAGCACTGTCACCACCAACTAGTAGGGCGTTATCTTCTGCTGTCTTATCACGATCAGCGAAGTTAGTATGATCTAGGAAGTCATCAGTTGTCTTACCACTGATGAATGCAGTACCAACAACATCTAGGTTTGCACGAGGTGTAGTCTCATTACTTACCCATGCATTCTCTAGTGCATCGTGTGGAGCACGAGCAACAGTGTTAATACCAAGTTTGAAGTCACCAATGTTTGTAGTCTCAGTTCTGATTGCCTCACCACCAATGATACCAATCTCCTTCCATGCAGAGTTAGAGAACTCAATCTTAGGAGACTGACCACCAGATGCACCACTTAGAACATCTGCCCATGGTTTGATTTCGCCAGGTACAGGATCAATTAGTTGTACATGTACATAACTGTTGTTAACAGAGAATGGATCTCCTTGTGGAGAAACAATGAACCATGTACCATTGAAGTCAGTGTTAGGATAGTAATCACTAATTCTGATTTGAGATGTGCTTGTGATACCAACACCACCAAGTGCGGAGTTAAGGATAGCAACACCACTAGCGGACCAATCAATCTTAATGATATTGCTACCATCAGATGTGATGTTTAGAATGTCAGTGCCACTTACAGAAGTGTAACCATCAGCATAGATCCAAGCGAAGGATCCAGTTAGTTGTACATCTCTACCCTTGATTAGAACGTCACCTGCCTGAGGAATTACACCAGCATAATCAATGTATTGATTTGCCTGAATTCTTGTACCACCAGCAGAAACTAGTGGAGACTGGTTAGGTGTGATGTTAGAACCAAAGTCACCAATAGCATGTGTAAGGAACTTATATCCTCTTGCTCTTGGATACTTGATAGGAGTAATCTCGAAGACAGCAGACTTAATTCTGTTCTTGCTTAGGAGAATATCACCAGCAGTAGGTGGATTGAACTGTGTTCTGTCTAGTCTCTCATCCTGTTCGATAATACCTAGATCGTTTTCTGTGCTCTTGACATTAGAACGAACAATCAAGGAATCCTTGACCTGAGTAAAGTCTCCATCCTGAACAGAAATTACTAGAGGAGATTCAATCGAGTTAACTAGTGTGCCATCACCACCAACGATTGTAATGTTCTGGTTGAACGTTACAGGTGTATCGAAGGTAGTAACTAGACCGCCAATTACGTCATCCTCGTCTCCATCATCTGCAAGTGTTGCTCTGTCGATGAATGT